TACAAATTCGTCCTTATAGTCGTTTTGCCTAGCTTCTAGTAATTTACCCTGGTAAGCCTCCTCACCCCGGGCCATTTTCTCTGCATGCATAAGCTGTGCGTCTGACATAGCCATTTTCGTCTTCTGACGGTTAGCGTATATCTTACTTCCAGCTTGCAAAGCAATTTTTGCTAAACTGAACCAAGCCATTAGTACGCCTTTGAGTTTCTTTTCTTTTCAGCCAGCACTTTGCCTTGGCCTTGAACTTCAAGTTCAGGTTTTCCTGTGCCAATATAGTTAAATGCTTGGTCAGCTGTTGTTTTAGATCTAGGATCTATTTCAACTTGCTGGTCTTGCACTGTAACCGGCTTAATTTTATCTAATTTTTGCATTTTAGCTCCTTGTTTTTTTCTTTTCTACGCCTTTTATTTTACCTTTGTTCTTTGAAGCATAAAAAACTGCCTCTCCTCGTTTTTTGCCGTATTGTTCCTTCATGGACTTCATGATTTTTTTACCTTTTTTATTTAACGGCATTAATCTTCAACCTCAATAGCTGTTATACCTGGATTTCCAGCCTTTGCAAGACTTACTCCAGCTCTTAATTTAGCTAATTTTTCGTTTTGGTCTAGTTTTTCGTCTGCAATGTCTGCAGCTTGCATTAATTTAGCTCTATCGTTCTCTACTTTTGCTTGATCAGCCTCTTTTTTACGCTCATTTTCCATTGCACGTAAGTCAACTTCTCTTGCTTTTAGTTTTAGAAGTGGATCAGAGTCAAATTGTGATGTAATTTTCTTCTCTTCCTTCATAAATTCTTCTGTCATCTCTGCAATTAGCACAGATTTTCTAGATTCTATACGTTGTGTGATAACTTGTAGCTCTTGTGCGGCTCTTGGATCTACTGGAGCTGTTTGTTGTAGTGCTGCAAGACGTATTAACTCATCTCTAAACTCTAATTGTATCTGTTCTTGCGCCATCAAACTAATATGTTCTAAAATATTTTTCTGTATTGCACCCATAACAGCAGGATTATTTCTAACAATGTTAGTAGACATAAAATTTAAGTGTGCTGTGATGTGTGCTCTATGATCTTGACCAGGAAAAGCTTGAAAAGATTTACCTGTAAGAGCAGAAATGTGTTCCATACTTGGGTCCATAGGTTGTACTGGAGCAGGTGGTGGTAATAATTGATCTACATTCTTGACACCAATAGCTTCGTACATGGATCTATAAGCTTGGTACATGTTGTGCATACCAGGATTAGATGTAGCTAATTGTAACTGTGTTTGTGCTAGTGTTATTCTTTGTGACATAGAAAAGATATTAGGATCTGCTACTGGTAGAATATCTATTCTGTCATCAAAATCTAATTGTTTAATTAATCTTGCACCGCCAATAACGTCGTATGGATACTCTGGTGGTAAATATGTTGATATAACTTTTGCAAGTAATTTAAACTCACCCTTCATCGAGTTGTATAATCTTTTGTGAATAGCAGACATAACTTTAGATCCTCTTTCAAGAAGAGCAATCGTTGTGCCTACAGCAGCATTACTGTTGCCTTCACCTGTCTGAAGTTCTGATATAGCCGCGAATCTCTGACCTGCTTGAACCACAATACCCATTAATTGCAATAGAGTAGCTGATGGTTCTTTGTATGGTAGAGGAAAGAAAGCTTCACGTAGATTGCCACCTGGCGCATCTACATCTTTGAATTCACCAGGTTGAATTGGAGAAGCTTCATCTCTTACCCGCACCCCTCTTTGTTTAAAACCAGCAGGTAGGTTTGACAAAGTTCCTGCATCTAATAATTGGCGGAGAGCGACCGTTGCCGTTCGACTCAATCCGCCAATCATATGTATTAATCCAAATCCGTAGAATCCTAGTCCTGGCAGAAATTTAAAGTGGACAAAATATTGGACTCTTTGTTTTTTTGGATCATTGGGCGCATAGTTCCTTCTTATCGAAAGAACCGTTCCACTACCTTCTTCGATTGTAACGATGTAAGGTAGCTTGATACCAGATGGCTCGCCATCTGGACCAATATCTTCGAAGCCTTCTAAATCTAGATCAACATGACACTCTAACATAGTGTACATGGTTTGTTGTTTTCCAGATTTAACTGTGCCTTCTAATTCTTTTTCTTTTTTTGAAACTTCGTCGTTTGTTGTAACACCTGGTGGGTTTAGTTCTACATCAGAGTAGAAACCAGCCACTTGTTGTTTTCTTAAATCGTTCTCTGAAATTTTAATAACATGAATGATAGACTCTGCATCATCTAAACTGTTCGCTGTGTACGGCACAATCAAATCATCTGCCGGCACAAACTTAGATACAGCTCTACCTAATAAATCATCATAGTAAATTTTTTTAAATGTCGAACCTGCTAGGGGTAAATGAAATAACATTGAATCAAACTCTGGCTCGTACTCTTTCATCTGATCCATGATCTGATAGTTCATGAAATCTTTTACTCTTTCTGCCTGTTGTTGTTTGGCAGGTGTATTAACTCCTAGAATCTGTGTTCTCACTGGTCCGTCTGCTGGTAATAGCTCTTTGTATGCTGTGGCTTGAAACTGTGTAACAGCTTCTGCCAACACAGGGTGCGTGGCACCTGAAGCTCCTTGAAACGGCTCCGTTCTATTTTCGTATTTAAAACCTAATAGGTCAAGTCCTTCTGTGTAAGATCTTTCCCATTCTTTTCTGGACATCTTGTAGTCCATGTAATTTTGTTTCATTTCAGAACCTAAAGGTTCTAAAACATCGTCAGGTAAAATGTCTGCTAAATTATCGAAATGTTTTTCTGTACCAGGTATGTTAATTGCACCTGGTTCAAAATCTATAGTCGCACCGCCATCCTCTTCAGGAATAACTTCTACGGGTGCTTGTTCTTTGATTTCTTCCTTTACCTCGACCTCTTCGCCCGGAACTTTAACCTGGGTACGAGTGTTAGGAAGTCCTTTATCTATATCTGCCATTTAAACTCCTACGGTTTCTTAACATATTTTAATGCAGAAAACAAACCCTCTGGTCCATCTGGTGTGGGTCCTGATTCTGGCGCTGGGCCTGATGATTTACCTGCCATTTTCATAATACCACCCCCTGCTTTTTCTTGCCTGAAATTATCTGCAAAGTATTCTGTTTTTATTTGATCATCTACTGCTTGTTTAAAATCGCTCACAGGAAATAAACTTAAATCTATATTTGGGTCTTGTTTTAATAATTCTTGTTTTAACGCATCTTCACTGACACCTGGAAACTTTTGTTGCATCTCTGCAATTCTTGCTTCTCTTCTTAATCTGTCGGCATATTCGCCTTGTGCTAGAAAAGGTGCTTTTCTTCTGCCACGCTCTGCCATGGCAAAGTCTTCACCTTTTGCAAACTCTTTTGCACGCTCTGCTTCAACATCAACCCTTAACTTTGGACCTAGTGCTAAATTTAAAATAGATTCACCAAAAGCTTGCTTAATTGGCATACCAGTTTCAAGTGCTTTGTCTGCAATCATTAAACCTTCAAAACCAACTTCTCCTGCGATAGCCGCTGGTCCTGCAACATTCTTAACGAACCTAGCTGCTTGTAAAGCTTTGCCTCCAACATTAGTTGGAAGTCTTGCAGTTTCCTGTTCTATTATTGATGCTGTTTTAATTGGATCTTGTCTAATGGCCTCTGCACATGTAGTCGATAAACCACCTGCTTTAAGAGCATTACATATTTTTCCTTGAGCACCTGAAGGTAATTCTTCTACAGAGGAGACTAAATCGTTTACGTTTTGTTTTATTAATTTTATTTCTTCTTGAATTTGTTGTGATGACATTTTAGCATCTTTCATAGCTTGTCCTCTTAAATATTGTGCCATTTCTCTATCAAAAGATCCTTTAGCTTTATCTAATTCTGACAGTTTTCTATCTCCTAAAACATCTGCAGGGTCTAAACCTCCTCTTCTTTTTGCACCTTCTATTACAAAAGTTTTACCTGTATTCGGATCAATGGACTCAAATTTTTTAAAACCTCTTGTTGCCATAGCAATTTCTGTTCCTTTTTGATTAAGTTTGTCCATTGCTTGTTTGTATCCTGCAGGTTTATTTTTATAAAGGTTTTTTAATTTTTTTGTATTCTGTTTTAAAACAGCATCTACGCTCATCCCAATTTTTAGATCGTCATATCTATCTGCTAAAAATTTATTAATCTCTCCTGGTGCATAATCGATAGTGCTCGTTTTAACAGGCATGTTGTATTTATCTCCCATATGACTTTTTTGAATATCAACAGTTCCTCGCAATTCCTGTTCGTACATGGAGCTACTATATTTTTTAATAGCTGCTCGTTCTGCTCGATCTTGTGCTAACCTAGTCGCATCTCTGTCTTTAGGTAGATACTCTCGTAAATCAAACTGAGTTATAAACTTTTCAAAATTATTTTTGTTTACTTTATATTTTTCTGCAAGTCTTGTTATGTCTCCCATCTTCCTATTTTTTATTTTTCCGTAGGCTTCTAAAGCTTTACGCATGTTCGGGTTTTCAACGTTATATATTTCTAACTCTTTTGCTCTGTCTGAAATAGCTTGACTTATAGCTAAAGTTTTAATTGTCTGCGTCCCTTTTGTAATTTTTCTACCTGTAACAGGGTCTTTTGATCCAACCTTTAATTCAAATTTCTTTTTGTATTTATTTCTAAGAGTGTCAAGATCTGTATAACCTTTTTCTTCAAAAGTTTTTAATTCTTTGAAAGCTTTTTCTAACTCTTTTTTATACTTTGGATCATCTAATTGATTACCAGCTCCTCTTTCAGCCTGTAACTCAATCTGAGTTTTTAGTTTTGGTTGAGACAGCGCCGCATCTAAATCAGCTCTTGCCTCTGCAATAGTAGAACGAAAAGGAGTAGTCTGTCTTCCGCCCGTTTTTGTTCTTGTAAATCCGCCTCTGTAACTTACCGTCCCTGATGGATAAGTTGTTTTTTGAATTCCTCTATGCTCATCTAATCCAGTCTCAGCAAACAAAGAAACTGTTTTTGTTCCCTTTGGGCTTGCGTACCCTGGTCTTGATCCATCATCACTTGGTTTAACTAGCATGCCTCCATCTGCAAAACCTAACTCTCTTTCAATAAGCTCTTGTGATTCTTTACCAAGGTACTGTTTAATCT